AATCTGACCCGCGCGCTTTGCAGATGCAATCAGTTCTTTTGCCGTGGTAAACTCATCCCAGTTACAAGCGGAAACGACACTCTCCACTTTTGCCTGCACTAGACTTCTGAGTCCGTAATCATCGAGAAATGCGCCACGCATATCTTCAAACCAGATAGTAACCGGGTAGTCGTTGTTGAAATTGATAACATGATACAGCGCCATGATGTAGCTGTCATAAATGGCGGTAGCATCTTCGATACTGATGTTGGCATTGTGCGCGTAACCCTGCGCAAAGTTTACGTAAACCTCCTGTTCACCGTTTCCATACGGCATGGCGTTATTGTTTAACACTCTAAGCGGGTTGCGGAACGCTTCTGTACTGATGGACTGGCTGGCAATCAGATTGACCAGTGCCGGAACAAGTTCGTTTCGCGCCATCGGGTTGTAAGGGTCAGTCAGAGTTTTCGCAATATCGGCGATATTATCGCGAGTTGCCACCGGGACTCTGTCACGATAGTCAACACTCATGGTCTGGCGCACGGCATTCAGCATATTAATATTTGTCATATCAAGTTTTTCTGCCATATTTTCATTCTCCTTTTCCGCTCATGATGAGCTGAGACATATCAAGATCTTTGATACTTGTTGCGGTTTCTTCCGGTTTCGGCGCGTTTCCGCCAAACTCGGTTACTTTGGTTATACTTCCGCCGTGGGAAAGATCAGACCAGCGGCTTTTGATTTCTGCGACCGCGGAATCATACTTTCCGCGCAGTTCGTCCCGTTCAGCAACCAGCGCGTCACGTTCGGACATCAACGCTCCGATATCAGTATCTTCGGTTTTGATTTTTTCACTGATGGCGGCGATCGCGTCGCCATGCGTTTCAATGTTTCCAATATCGGCTACAATTTCTGTCCAATACTCTTCAAGTGTCATATTAATACCTCCTTCTTAATGTTGGATATAACCAGATCGGCATTTTATGCCGTTTCGGTTTCATAGGATGCGGCGGCTCGGGTGGTTCTGGTTGTTCACCTTTTGCCAGATACCGATATACCATAATAGCGTTATTCAATCGTTCGGAATCGGATAGATAGCGATTTCCAACAATCCATCCGGTAATTGCAGAATCTTTTGCGTGTTCGGAAATATAATTGAAGCACTCGTGTGCTTTTTCCTGCCGAAAAGCTAGCGTTCCATCGTCACTGATACCCTCCCACCCTTTCATATAGGCGGCGGTTAGTACGTTCAGATCGGTACTGTCACTGTGCAAAAATGCTTGCAGATTTTCGTAAGCACTTGCGGCTCCTACGGAATACCATACGTTTTCATAGATTAGATATTCTAACTGTGCGTTTCCATCGTCCCGGCTGTACCCGTTCGCGTCTAACCAGTTAAATAATTGCGTTCGCCGATTCGTGTCGGCGTTATCCGTCCATTGCCCCAAACCATAACCGGGCGATCCTACAATCGTACCTTGCCATAAGCCGGGGTTGATGGTTGACTCCTGCCAGAAGTTACCGCAGATGGCGGCAATCACATACTGGCTGATACCGCTTACTACTTCGACCGGATACCGATAGAGATACGACCAAGCACGATAGGGAGATACAAACGTATTGATAGAAACCTGTCTGTCCAGTGGGTAGCTATCGGTGTGCGCCCCCATGGTATACCCGCCGCCGTCTGCCGGGTCATATACCATTTCGGTATGCCCGGAACGCCACAAAATATCGCCTTTTTTCCAAGGCTGGTTTGCGGTTCCTTTTTGGAATCCCGCACCGATCAGATACCCGTCCATGCTCCGAGTGGTAAACCACGGGTTGATTGCCAAAAAACCACCAACTGTACAACAATAACTCATAAGGGATGAACAATCATAGTACGTAATACCTCCCACGGTCTGCCCCTCACGATACGTTTGGGAATAACCCACGTTTGGATTATTACAAATTTGTATGCAAGTATTATAAGCAAGCGTCAGATCAGCCACGTGTCAGACCCTCTTTTGCTACATATCCGGTATAGAAAATTCCATTAACGATAGCTTTCACAAGATACCATTCTCCGGTATAATATCCGTAGTTTCTAACACTGGTTCCGGCTGGCAACGTCAAAATGACTTTTTTATCCATTCCAGCACCAACGCGCAGATTATAACGATCGTTGGTATGATAGGCTCCGGCGATTTTCCGGTCAAAACTACGTGCGGACTCGGTCTTGATGCAGTTCTCAATAAGTTTCTGCGGTTTTTCGTTTTTTACAACATACCGATAATGTACGGTATTCTCATAGGGGAGATCATAATAAGGTCGAACGCAGATTTCTTTTCCTGTTTGATCTCCCGTCTGCCCATCAATACCGCCATTTTCTGACTGGCTGGCGTGTACGATGTGTGTAGCATCGGTTGACATTGTTACATGATGACCAGGCGCGAGATGAATATCCCCCCGTCTCCACGGTTTGCGGCATTTTACAAAACCAACGTTTTCCAACTGTTCACCGATATTTCTTGTAGTGCTGTAAATACTGATAGGGAAACCAGCCATTGCAAGTACCGTTGCCACAAACGATGAACAATCATAGTCCGGGCCATTCCGGTGTACCTGTGAGTAACCATGCCGATCATCAGCGGCGATCTGTTCCGCCCATGCAACTGCGTTTTCGATTTTACTCATTCTTTCCACCTCCTAAGTGCTGGCAAAGCGAATTAATCGCGGTTGTATTCGCTTCTACACTTTTCCGTAATTCTTCCATTTCTTCCTTGTGTGCGTCTTTCTCTTTGACAAGATACCAAAACAGCGCGCCGCAAGACACGATTGGAAAGCCGAGACTGCCAATTAACTGCGTAACCATTGTCACATCCATTCGTCCACCTCCTTATCATTCCATTTCAACCAATCCTCAATCTCACTAACTTTATCACACATAATAAAGTTATGAATGAATCGAACTGGCGATTTACTGTTATAAGAGTTGCCATCCATGAAAAAATAATCCCATAAGTAACGGATATGAGATTCATAATTTTCATGTGGGACGATAATCAAAGTGTCTTTCTCATCACCTTTATATCGTACCGTATAAGCAAGATATGCATTTTCTTTTTTCATCATTCCGACGATCATATTAAAAACGATATTTGCCATCTTTGCTCCTTTCTTCCTGCCCATTAAAACAAGGAAACCTTTTGACCTGCCAAGGACAGGGCGGCTTACTCAGCCGTGGCAACCCCTCTGAAAAAGGTTTCCCCGTATTTTCATGATACATCGGTTCTGTCCGTCTGTCAAGTACTTTGTCCGTCATACGCAAACTATTTATAAAGATCAATTCCCAATAACTCAACCGCCATATTTTTGCTGTCTAGATCGTCAAATCGCAAGTATGCTTTCCGGTACGCGTCAACCAGATTTTCGAATAGATAATCATAGTGTTCCAACATAACCGTGTTCTGTGTGTGATCCCCGTCCCGAAATACAGCGACAAAATTACAAGACGGGTTATAGTTGTGAGTAATATAAATATAACCCTCTTCGTAATACTCATACACCCCATAACTTTTTCCGCTGTGCTCGATCGTAAACAGATACCGCGACCGTCCGGTCGGCTTTTGCACAAACACGGCATCATCAATCAACATCTGATCTCCTACACTCATGCTCTTCATATAGTGTCCGCCGCGGAATGCTTTCAGAGCAGTATTTTCCCACATCGCCTTACTAGCGCTGTCATTGTGCGTAAATTCGCACACAAAACCACTTCCATGCATCATTTTGGTTTCTTTCTGATACCGTTTGTGGATGCCAAAAAATACAAAATAGGGATTTAGTAGCGAAATATTATTCGAAGCCATCACAATCTTAAACCATCGGGACTGACTTCCGTTTCCACGGCTGATCGTCAATAACAACGATTGAAGTTTTTCGCTCTCTCCTTTTACGTACTGTCCACTCTCCATGGAAAACTCATCAAAAAACAAAAAGTAAATATCCCGAAAATACGGCGATAATTTTTTCACGCTGTCCATCTTACTTCCAAAGCTAAACGCACATCCGAATGGCTCCCCGTCCAGAAAATACCGCACGACATTTCCATTCTTATCCAGATTTTTATAGGTAATCACACTACCCAATTTTGGATACATTTGCAACATATCCTCATACATCGCCGCCGCTCCCGTCATTTCCCCTTTTGTCCGAAAAATCCATCCGGTCTGCAAACCATATTCTTTGCACAAGATACAACTCGCCGCGGCAAACGCACTGGTCTTTCCGGCACTACGGTTAGAACACGTAATTGCCACGCCTGCGAACTCCCCGTCCACGTCCGGCTCCGTAAACAACCGTATCGGGTTGTAATACTGAATCGGCTTTCCATCATCCGATACCGATTCAAATTTCACGCCATAATCTGCAAAAAGTTTTTCCCATTTGATATCATTCCAAAAAATCATTATTTCACGTGAAACATTTTGTTTCACTTCCTCCTTTCTAGCATTTCCACAACCGCGCACCGCGTCCCGCATAATCTATGTTAACCGCCAGTTCCCCGCCAGCAAAACCGCAGACAATCTCACGTTTATCGCACGATAATCGCACGTTTTGACTGCGGATGGACGGCGGGTAAGGGCAGAGCTACGCTAGTTATAAAAAAAGAGCTACGCTAGAAAACGCAGCTCTTTACACGTATGGAATTTTTTATCTCACACAAGATATAAACTATAAGCTATAAACTATAAACTATTCACCGTTTACCAGTCGGAGCGCGTATCCAGACCATGGTAATTAAGCAAACGGATTAAATTTTTCCGTATCGCCGAATTTGTGCACGTTTACCGCAGAAAGGTAAGCTGTGAATCCCTTGTCGCGGCGGAACTTGCTTTCTCCGATGGAAATAAACAGGTCAACTACTGCGCCTTTGCCCAGTTCGTCAACGCTTGCAAGTGTATCGCTTTCAGCACCATCCTCATAAAAGTCAACGCGGTAATTGGTCTGCGCTTTTACGTAAAGTCCAGCTTCGTCGGTTTCTTTTGCAGGAATCCATTTTGCTTCTGCGGCGGCATCTTCGCCAAACTCTTCGATGATTTTTTCAAAAATGTCTTTCTGCTGATCGGCAGAGATAGAAGCGGAAAGAACACTTCTGCCATCTTCCTCTTTTGCATATTTAACAGTTACGTTGTTCAGTCTCATTTTTACTTTGCTCATGATTTCGTTCTCCTTTTGATATAATTTGTTTATTATGCAGAACCGCGGCGCTTTGCTTTGATCGTTGTCTTATCTGGACTATTCCAGACCGCGGGTTGTGCACTTAGTCTAGTCTTGTTGCTTCTGCAAAAAACTGCTCGTCCGGCATTTCGTAACGAGCGGAAACAGTGTCAATTAAGACGCAAACGGAATCTTCCGGCAGTCCTGCCGAGATGACAGCATCTTTTTTGGCTTTCTGCGATTTTAATTCTGAGTCAGACTCGAAAAAACCGAGTTCCTGTCTTGTTTTTCTGTCAATGACAGCGTACTGCCATTTTTCAATTTTTGTGCGTAACATGCTTTTTCCTCCTTACTTTATGTGGTTATTATTTATTACAAGTATTATAATATCAATATTCTATCAGAAAGTCAATACTTTTTTAAATAAGAAAAAGAAAAAATATATCCAAAAATAAAAGCAGAATAGCAAGGTCTATTTCCTCTGCATGCAAAGCACAGATCGTTGCGATTAAAAGTAACATAAAAAAGATAAAAAATCTCATTTTATTCTCCTATTCCGGTATCACTCCGTCTTGAGAGTTTACCAACACTTCATAGTATTCATTTGATACTCCTAAGGTATAAGTTGTATCAATAATTCCTATGTTACTTGCTGTCAAAATTTCTTCCCCGTTTACTTTGATGTAATGCGGTTTGGTGTTATTAAAGCAACTGATCGTTCGTCCGACATTTTCCATTCTGCGGCAGAGACGGAAATTATTACAGCACTTTATATTTTCCGCGCCTAATTTTTTGTTCATGCCAGCGACCGTAGACGTAAAACGCACGGGGTCTTTGCCGGATTCAGCAGCTTTTTTGTCCCATTCAATGCCGCAGTATTTTTTCGCGCCTAACGTCTTAAACTGGACATACAGATCATCCATATCCCATACGCCGAGAATGTAGCGTTTTTCGCCTACATCGCAAAACGCGGGAATGTCGTTTTTAATCGCACGTTTGGCAAGTATTTTGTTTTTGGCTTCAAATTCTGGAATGTGTACACCCGGATGCAGGAATTTGATACTGTCTGTGTCACAATAGACAACGTCCATTCCAACAACGTCAATCATATCTTGTAACTGTTTTCTTGCGTGGGCGGTAACGTAGATACCCCATTGATAGTGCAGAAAGCTATTCTTGCTTTCATAATACGTGTTCAGTGCTTTTTCCGCATCTGCTTTTTCCCTTGACCATTCCCCTGTGGTTTGGTTCATTACCCATTCGTCCTGTAATAGATCGGTGACGCACATACCAAACGTACTATTCAATTTATTCTTAGATTTCATATACTCATATATTTTGTTGGGGTTTCCTTTTAACTTGCTTTTTGCGATAAAAAACGCCATCATAGTATTACGCATACTATTAGGTAATTTTCCGCGCGCGGATACGTAACACTCCGACACGGTAAAAAAGTCGTAATCATACTGTTTTCTTATGATTTCCAAGTCAATTTCCGTCATTGCAATCTCGCAACAATCAATAGATAATACGCGTCCATTATCAATCTCACAATCTTTTCCGTGCTTCTGGCACTTTGACAGCGGGATGTATGGAACCGGAATGTTTTCTTTTATGTGCAAATTTGAAAATTGCACTCGCATAATTACACAGCGAGTATCACACAAATTATCAAACTGTTCTTGAGAACTAATCTCAACCGCACGAAACGCGCACATGGGATAGTAACCCATTGCTATCTGCGCAGGATAGCTACTTGAGATATCCATACTTCCCATAACGACCGCATTTCCACCTTTTATCGCCGTAATCGTGTGACCTGCGTGTATGCGGTTGGCGTGGGTGTTGCCGCCGCGAAAAGCATCTTTGCAAAGCCGATACTGCTGTAATGTTAATGCAAGATCAGTAAAAACATCGGGATAGTATTCGTTGTCCGCCTGCATCGCACGGCGGAACTCGCGGCGGACGTAACCAGTTGACGTAAGAGGGATTTCCGCGAGGTTGTCCTCTTTCCGCAAGGCACGGATACACTCGCAGAGACCGCGAACATCATTGTAGCAGTAACCTTGCTCAATCTCAGTTAATTCAGTTGACGGTGTGCGTAACTTTTTGTAGTCGTAGGTGTCCACGAGTTTGTAATGGATTACGCCCTCGCTGTTTTCACAGAATTTTGAAAGTGACATATTGCTAAGGAAATAAGAACATCTAAATTCAATTCCATATCGGTGTGAGTAACATTTCATTACTTTATGTGCGTCACGGGCAAAAATTTCATCAAATTCAATGAAATCTTTCATGAACTGAAATTCATACGATAAATTATGAACGTATACTACAGCGCGTTTCGTATCAGAAGTTTTCAAATACAAATGCAGTTTTTCGCAGAATGAAAGAAACTCGTTCCATGTGCGACCGAAGCACACTGTATCTTTAATGCAAAACTGCCATTGATACAGAAAAGCGGTTCCTTTTACTACTTTTTCGCCCGTTTTATTATAGCGTTCATAATCGAGTTTTTCTAAAGTAGTTGTTTCGATATCAAACGCCATTTCCACATCATAGTATACTACAGGATTTTTCTTTCTTCCGCGCTTACGGCATTCGCGCAAGGTTTGAAAATCGGAAAATGGAAAATCATTACATGAATACACAGTTTCTATTACTGTAGTTTCTTTTCCATTTACTTGTATCGGTACTCCCAATTCATACATATTTCCACCTACTTTAATTTTGTTCTGTTTTTCGCAAAGAGTTCTTCTTCCGTGATATATCCATCCAGAAAGTCTTCATATTCTTCCAAAATATCTTCGAACTCAATTCCGCGATCATTCAATTTCGAAATAAAATCATCAATAATCTGATCAGACGCCACTTGCTTTCTCAGATTCTTTTTGTATATATTGGAGGTAAGAAAACGATACAAGTCTTTGTAATTATCTTCTGTTACTTCTCCATCAATTTTATTCTTCGACTTGTCAAAACGCCTTTGCAACTCAGCAATCCGGTATCCTTGCAAGGTGGTTTCCGGTGAAGTCAAAAACGCGATCATGGTATCCCATTCCTGCCGAATGGATGCATCCGACCGCTTTACTCCTTTTAAGAAACGGTTTTTTTCTCTTCCCTGTGACGCAAAAAATTCTTTTACGCGCCCGTACTCCCATTGATCGCGCGCGTGACTTTTTTCCAGTTTAGCAAGGCGGCTATTTGCCGCCTGCGCCACGCGTGGAAGTTCACGTTTGATCTGGTCAAGGGAGAGGTCAAGTTCTTGATAGATGCTATAGTCTTTTGAGTTCGGCATTATTCCACCTCCAATGATAAATAGCCATCTTTTGTTTTAATATTAATGACTTTGCAGTCTAAATACCAATACAAATTGCATTCAGTTCTCCCATTACTACACCAAAAATTAACTTGCAATTCATCATTAATATATATATCAACAATATCGTCAATATATGGTAATATATCTTTTACTCTCATACGTTTGACACCTCCCCATTTTCTAATCATTGTTTCCTGCAATTCCCCGAACACCCGGTATCTTGCGTAGATTTGTACACTAATCATGTGTATGGATTTTATTTTAGATAATATATCTTTTATTCTCATGCCTCAACCTCTATTCTCTAATTCAATACGTACACCATCCGTATCAATGTATACATAAGTAACAGCACACTTTCCATACATTTTAACCGTATAAGAATCAAGTAAATCTTTTCCAATTCCGGAAAAGATAACATGTTCTCGTCCTAAGTATACACGCACATCTTTACTTCTATAACAATAAGATGCGACTTGAAACAGATTTTTGCAGTCAGAAAGTTTCTTTATAAACTCTCTATTAGCATTTACTATCACATCAATTCTCCTTTCTACAATTAGCAACCGCGTTCTTCATAATAATGACAATCTTCGAAAAGATTGTTATCTTTATCATACAGCGGACACTCTGTACAATTATCGTTAGCAGAACAGATAACGGAATGTTTGATTTCAATATAATAAGTTATGTAAGCATAACGAGTACTTGCGGAATTATTGGATTTTACAGTAAATCCGACACCAAAACGTCCGTTATATGGTTGTGGATTGTATACTGCGTTTTTACGGACGTATCCATTTGTCATTGATGAATGAGAATATACATAAACTTTAAACTCCGCTCCTACTTTTCTTGTCACATAAAACGGAAGTTCAACAACGCTATTCTGCATTTTAACAAGTTCTTCATACGTCATTTTTTGATTAATTCTCATTTATCCTCTTTCTCCCCGTATTGCCGATAGGTCAGTGTGTTATTTATTATATAAGGTCAAAAGTTTCCTTATCAAATCTAACATATCCATCCACATATGCCAATTCATAATATTCTTTACACTCGCGGCAAGAATACGTCTTAGTATACGGGCCTTTAAAAACTACATATTTTTCGCCACTACCATCATCTGAATCCAAACATAATACGTCCCCCGTTACACTGAATCCCGGATTCATCTTTTCAAAAAAATCTTTCTCATCCTTTGATAATTCGTTTTTTATAAGCATAATTTTAATCATTGTGAAATCCTCCATTTTTTTAATGTTATCTATTGCAAGACATCTTGTAAGTAGCAAATATTTCCGGTCTAAGATCTGTGTAGTAATAAAAAGCATCTTCCGAAAAATGTTCTCCATTTACTATTTCTATTCCATTTTCATATATGGAAAAGAAAATTTCACTATTTTCTTTCATAGCTTGTGAACAGAAAGTTTTTACTAATCCATTTGCTGTTAATAATGACTCAACTTTATATCTGACAATCTCTTTTCCATATTTTGTTACTACAACTTCATAGCCACTTTGTCTCTTAATTTCTTTCATTTTTGTTTCCTCCATTTCTATTTTGTATTATTGGTTTTCCTTGTTTCTGATATTACAATACCACTTTCTAGAAAATATGTCAATAATTTTCTAGAAATTTTTCTAGAAAAATATCATTACATACATAATCACGCCGCGCCCGTGTCCGTCACCCGCGGACACTTTAGCAGACGAAAGTGTCTGCCACCCGCGGACACTTTAGCGAACTAAAGTGAGTCCCCGTTTCGGAAGTGTCCGC